CACGAGGGCGGAGAGCGGGAGGAGCAAGCCGGTCAGGACGACCATCTCGGCAGATGGAAAGTGGGTGAAGGTATCGAACCTGCCGCAGCCGCCGGCCGGATCTCAGGCGAACGAAATCAGGATCTGGCGCTCTCTGCGTGTAGGTGGAACCCCTCCGACAGATCCGTTCGACGAGTACTACTACCTCGCGACAGTTCCGGCCGGCACCACAGTCTACGAAGACCACAAGGATCAGATCGAGCTGGGCGCTTTGCTCGGAACCCGCAACGACGTACCTCCGGGCAACGTCTACCTCTTCGAGATCTGGGAAGAGCGGGCGTGGCTCTCGGACGGACGCGAGGTCATCTGGTCCGAGGTGGCGCAGCCAGAGAGCTACTACTACCGCAACCGCATGCTCTGCGGTCCAGACGACGGCTCTACGATCACGGCTCTGGTCGGATGGCAGAATCGTCTCATCATGCCGAAGACCGAAGCGATCTACTACATGCTGCACACTGGCCCAAACGAGTTCAGCCGCGAGGTCTTCTCCGACCGGCACGGCTGCTGGGCTGGGCATTCGATGCGCTCCTTCGAGAGCATGCTGATCTGGTTCGGCGGGGACGATTTCTACCGCTCGGATGGAGGAGCGCCGTACTCGATAACGCCGATCAAGCTCGAGCAGACGATGGCACGCATCCCGTTCGAGCGTCGGCAGGAGGTCTATGCAGCCGTCTTCCCGAGACGGAGCTGGTATCTCGCCTCGATCCCGCAGCGCGAGGGGAACAACGAGTGGCGCGAGATCCTCTGCTACAACTACAAGACTCAGGCGTGGTCGCGGTTCCGCCACTTCATGAGCGAGGCGATCCAGCTCAAGCTGCCGGCCCAGCAGAAGGAAATCCGGTGGGTGCGAGAGCTGCCCGGCGGGAATCTCGACGACGGAGTCGTGTGCGTCACCGGCGACGGCCACATCTACCAGTACGACAGTGGGCTTTTCGATCGTCCGGGCGCGATGACCGAGATGGGCCCGTGGTACGACATCCCGATCCCGTGCACGCTCAGGACCGCCGCGATCCCAGTCCCCAAGGGGGACTCGAGACAGTGGGTGCGGCGCTTCAGGCTCCTGTGCACGAACGTCTATGGCCGGCTGAGAGCGATGCTGATCCGCGACCAGCAGACCACGGACAACATGCGCGAGCTTCCGATCGACCCTCGGGCCGGGCAGGGCGGGCGATGGCTCGATCCTGCGCGGAGATGGAAGCTCTACAACCTGAACAGCCGACTGCTCGGAGCGACGAACCAGATCGAGCTGGAGCACGTCGGGCGCGATGAGGTCCGTGTCGAGTCGATCTCCGTCGAGGTGACGGCTCGCCCAGAGTACGACCAGAGGGCACTGTGAGTATCCCGCAGGAAGAAACCTCTCCGACCGGGAGTCGACCGCAGTCGCCACAGGCACCGGACCAGCTCGCCCGGTCAGGGCTCCCTGTCCCCGAGCTTCAGGGGGCCGATGCCTTCAACACCACGATGCGCAGGATGGTGGCCCGGATCTCCACGCTCATCGCCTTGATTGCTCCGACTGCACAGGGCGAAACCTCCGAGGCGGAGCAGACCACTCTGGTCGCCCATCGGATACAGCACGAGGTCGGAGGAGGCGACGAGATCAACGTCACCGGGCTTTCCGGAGTGCTCGCGAACGATCAGGTTCCGCAGTCGCACGACGTGCAGGGCGACCGGCACTTCGTCGTCGGCCTGACTGTCGGGCACGTCTATCGCGCCACAGCTCCCAACGCGGCAGCGTTTCAGGCGCTTCAGGACTCCGACATCCCGGCCAGCATAGCTCGCGACTCGGAGGTCGCTTCATCGGTCGAGGAGTCGATCATCCTCTCGATGGCCCTCGGGGGTGAGGTGTGATCACGATCAAGATCCTCGCTGAAGGGCTTCTCCCGGTTGCTCCGGGAGTGCTCTACACAGTTCCGGCCGGAGCGTCCGCAATCGTCATGGACATCGGCCTGACAGTCGCTGGCTCGGCCCCGGGTCTGGCCGGGCTTTTCATCCGGAAGAGCGGGAGCCTGTCGGTTCGATCGCTCTCCCCGGTAGGGTTTAAGCTCTCCCCCGGGACGCACTACCAGAGGCGAGGTCGCGTTACCATGTCGGCCGGGGACACGATCGAGGGCTATGCAGTGTACAGCGGAGACTACGTGATCTCAGGGATCGAGCGGACATGATCACCGACATCTTCGGCCGCGAATCCATCGACTCGCCATCGAGCTTCTACTGGGAGCTTCAGCACGGGCGAATCCCCGGCACCTCGTTCGTCGACGTCCGTGGCTTCAACCCCGACATCGACACCGGGCAGTACGAAGACCTGATCCCGTGGGGCGGGCTCTACACCTATCAGAGCGTGGCTGGCGTGAGGACGATCTACTCCAGCGATGCTGCCGACAGCCCGGCCGGGATCGGGCTCTGGACGGCCGAAGTCTCCGGGCTCGGCGCTGGATTCAACCCTATCTCAGAGATCGTCACCATGAACGGCCTGACCGGGGTCACGCTCGCGAACCAGTACCTGCGAGTCAACAGGATTCTTGGGCTCACGGCCGGAGGCCACAGGGCGAACGTCGGCACCATTCAGGTCAGGGTGGGCGTCAGTTCGACAGTTCAGCAGCAGATCGAACCGAATGAGGGCATCTCGAAGGGTGGAGTCTTCACGGTCCCGGCCGGTTACAAAGCCTACGTCGAGAGCGCGGTGTTCAACGTCAGGCGCGGCGCGGCCGACTTCTGTGACGTCTCGGTCGGCGTCAGGAACGTCGGGATCTCCGATGGCTGCGTGCTGCTCACGGGTGACGTCACGCTTCAGGGCGGCGGGACGAACTCGATCCAGTTGGACGGCTTCATGCGAGCCGTGCCCGAGAAGCACGACATCTTCATGCGGGCGTTCGGCGCGAGCGCGAACAACGTGGCGATGAGCGGTCGGATCCAGTTGGTTCTCGAGCAGCAGTAAGGAGGAGTGATGGCTTTCGCATCGCCGTGGGAAGATCAGGACGAGCAGAACGCCCGCACTGGGCGCTCGTCTGGCGCGAACCCTTACGGCCCTCCGGGCGTTCATCAGCAGCCGCAGGGCGCTCCCCGCAACCCCACCTTCTCCGCGGATTCCGGCGGCGGTGGAGGCGGATCGCCGTGGCAGGGCTACACCCCCGGCTACCTCGGAGAGACGGGTGGCGCACAGCCCGGCTCGGGGTGGGGGTACTACTATGCCAACAGCGGTCGACCCACTGGTGCCGGAGGGATCTCGGCTGCCGCGAACGCGCTCAAGTTCAGCGAGGCCGAGCAGACCGATCTGTCGAAGACGGCGATGGAGCGGGCCCGACTGAACATCGAAGGCGCGGACCCGGCCGCACTCGCCGCGAAGATGTACCAAGCCAGAGAGAACACTGCCCTGCGGGCCGGTCAGGCGGCTCGCGAGCAGCAGCTCGCTGAGAACGCCGACATGTACGCCATGCGCGGCATGACCGGAAGCGGAGGAGAAGCCGGATCTGCCGCAGACATCCGCCGCGCAGCGAGTCAGGCGAGACTCTCCGCTCTCGATCAGGCTCAGGCCGAGTCTATGCAGTTCGGAGAACAGGCCGCATCCGGGAGACTCGAGAGCGGTGTGCCGTGGCAGTCGGACGAGTCGGGCCGTCGCGAGTTCAACGCGGCGAAGCAGTGGGAGGCCGAGCAGATGCGCCGAGAGATGCAAGCTCGCGCCGCCTCTGCTGCGGCTGGTGGCTACGAGCGGATCATCGAGATCCCCGGTTTCGGTGAAGTCCCCGAGTCCATGATCCCGTACCTCATGGAGTTCGGGGGGATGGCATAGGAGGACGACATGGCGTGGCCTCTCATCGCACTCGCCGGAGCCGGAGCGCTCGGCGGACTCATGAAGCAGCGCGGCGCGAGCCGCGAGGCGAAGAACGCTGCTCTCATGGCGGAGGACAGGCGGAAGCGCGAGTCTCTGAACTGGCAGCTTCGCGACCTGCCCGAGCTGCATGGTGCGGAGCAGCGGAAGACGATGGGCAACCTGTTCGCCCGCGGCATGTGGGGGAACTTCGGTCGTGACCCGAGAACGGGCGCGTACCGCTCTCCGGAGCTGGCCGCGATCGGGGCGGATCCGTGGGTCTACAGGAACACGGCGACACTCAGCGGGCTCAACCCTCATGCGGCCCCTCTTCCGAAGCTGAAGGGGCCGGGCTTCTTCGACTACCTTGGCAGCGCGGCCGGCGGCGCTGCGTCTGGTGCGGCAGCGTACTACGGCGGCATGGCGTAGGAGGACAGCATGGCCCGGCGCGTCTCGGGGTGGGGCTACGACTACGGTTCGGGCGGCGGAGGCGGCGACTTCTCCTACTACGGTCGTGGCGGCGGAGGCGGGTCTGATGCCGGGTCCGACTTCATGGAGGGATTCGCAGCTCTCGGCAAGGCTCTCATCGCTCGAAAGAGCGAGCAGGACCGCGAGAAGCGTCAGGCCGAGGTCTACCAGCGTCAGAACACGAAGCACATCCCCGAGGAGGAGCTGACCCGCTACCGGCAGGAGTGGGAGTCGACGCTCCCCGACCAGAAGCTGCGCCGTTCCCCGGAGGGCGTGTTCGGCTTCACGGACTACGCCGTCAAGCAGTGGGACAAGAAGCGGCTCGAAGCCGCTGCTGCAAAGAAGGCGGAGGAGGAGGCGCAGCAGCGATTCGAGCAGGAGACGAAGGAGAAGGAGAAGCTCGAAGGCGGCTTCAGGACCGATCAAGAGAAGGCCCGTGACGCTGCGGTGAAGGAAGCTCGCCGTCTGGAGCTGGAGACTCGGAAGTTCGAGCAGACTCGCCGTGCAGCGGAAGTGACAAACGCCCGGAACAGGATGTCCGCGGCGCGGCAGGGCTTGGACCCGTCTGCTGCTGTTCAGGCTCCACTGCCGGAGCCCCCGCTTGGCGTCCAGATGAAGCGGGTTCCGGTCTATGACGTCGTCGACGAGTTCGCTGACCCGCGGTACGGGACGGCGAATGCTGCCCGCTACGCCGACATCCCCATCACGGACGAGCGGACCTTCCTGACCACGATGGAAGAGCGCCAGCTCAGGCAGGGCCGTCCGCAAGAAATCGTTCAGCCTCCTGCTGTGCAGGAACCTGTGCAACGCACAATGCAGCCGACTACACAGCCGCGGACGGCTGCACAGCTCCGCGAGGCGTCTGCTGCTCCGGCTCCACGTCGGGCCGCGCAGCCGGCACGTCAGCCCCGTCCCGACGCTCCTCCGTTCCCGCAGCCGAGGACGCCCGAGCAGGTCTACGAGAACAAGCTCTGGACCGACTCGGTGAAGGCGTCCAGAGCAGCCGTGAAGGAGGCAGAGTCGGCATGGTCCGGAGCCGGCGGTGGAGTGAATGCCGCGGCTCTCGAGTCGCACGCTCAGGGCGTTCTCGACGAGTACCTTGGATGGCGAGCCTCGTCCGGGCTCGAGGATCTCGACGACAGAGAGCAGCGTGCAGTCAAGGAAACGATCAAGTCTCAGATCCGCGGCTACGGCGGCGGCGCGAACAAGGGTCGCCAAGTCATCCCGGGCGTGACGCGTGCTGGAGAGCCGGAGTGGAAGTCGTCCCAGCCGTTTGGGCTCGACGACGAAACGCGGAACGCCATCGCGGCCGAAGCATGGTCGCATCCGAGCCGGGAGTACCCCGGGCTCTATCGGCCCCCCTCGAGGCCCGCTGCACAGGCTCCACGTCCACAGCCCCCGGTGGCGAAGCCGGCCGAGGAAAGCTGGTACGACCGCGGCCTTTCCACTGTCGCCGGCGCTCTGGGGATGAGGGTCAGCCCGGAGGATCTGCGGCCCGCTCAGGACATCGCGGCTCAGTCTCGTGTCGGAGCTGTGCAGCCCGCTGCTCCGACTCCGCAGAGGGCTGGCGCTCTCCTGCCCGGGATGTCGCAGATGCCCGGCGTGGTACGCGCCGACGACACGATGACTCCGGAGGAGCTGACACAGTACCGGGCGCTCCAGAAGGAGACGGAAGGCTTGAAGTCTCTCGCGACAGCGGTCGCGATGAACCAACTTCGCGCCGGGAAGACGCAGGAGGAAGCTGTCGCGGCAGCGACTCAGGCTGTCGAGCGTCAGTCTGCCAACCTCGACCAGCAGCGGGCTACCGGGCAACACCTGCTCGCGGCTCCAGTCAGCGAGCGGATCGCACTCCAGATCGACGAGGCGCTCACGGCCAGAAATGCCGCGAAGATGGCGGTTCAGGCTGCCGTCATGGCTGCGGCGACCTACCTCACGGGTGGCGGAGCGCTCGCCGCCGGCATCGGAGCCGGGGCTGGAAACATCGCCGGTCAGGCGCTCCTCAACAAGCCGGGCGAGGCGGTCGACCCGCGTCAGGCGCTCCTCGAAGGCGCGACTGTCGGGATCGCGTCAAAGATCCCGCTGGGCGCTGTCGAGCGCGGCCTGAGTCGTGTCGCGGCACCTCTGGGAAGGGTAGCACCTGCCGCCGCCCGCGGTGTCGTTGGCGGGGCCCGCGAGGCTGTGCAGGAGATGTCGGAGGCCGGGGTTCAGGCTGGGCTCGAGGGTCGAGCGCCGACCGCCGAGGAGCTTGCTGTCTCGGGGATCGTGGGCGGGATCTATGGGCCCGCCTTCGAGGCCGCTCTCAACGCCGGGAGAGGGGCCGAGAATCCATCCGCACGCACCAATCCCACCGTTCCGCCCACGGAAAGGGCTGCTGCGATCGCCCAGTCCATCGTGGAGAGGGTCCGGGCCGAGCAGGAAGCCCCCGCGGAGGCCGCTGCCGCCGCTCCGCCAGAGCCGGGGAGCCCCGCGGCCCCCGTTCCGGTCGCTCCGCGGCCGGCGGCGGGCGGCACGGCGATGGAAACCGGATTCGCCGCGAACCGGGCCGAGGCTGACGACGCAATTCGTGCGGCTTTGGACCCCGACGAGGTCGCTTTCCTCGAGGCGCAGGGGCTCCTTACCCCCCGGCAGCCCGCTCCGGCCCCCGCTGGACCCCAGACGGCAGCGGATCTGGCCGGTCAGGCGGCTCTGGCGACCGCCGCGGCACCTCCGGGAGCCCCGGCAAGGCCGCGCAGGGGCCGCGCAGGGCGCACGCAGCCGCCCGGGACGACCCCTGCCCCTACCGGGGCGGCTCCGGCCGCTCCAGAGGCGATTCCGGGGCTCGCGCCGGCCCTCCAGCAGCCCGACTTCGCGACGTGGGTCGATCAGATGCTCGGGCCGGGCTCATTCTCTGGGCTCACGGCGCAGTTCCGAGCGACCGGAGACGGGGCGGACCTCGCCGACCTCCGCAGAGCTTACGCTCAGGGGCAAACTGCGGCCGGCGACCCGATCGCCGCCCGCGGCCTCGCCGACATCCAGCGTTCTCCGCTCTCGAAGGCGGCTCTGGCCGAACAGGCTCGCCAGTACGAGCAGCGGAGGCTGGCCGAGTCACGGGTTGGTCAGGTGGCGCAGCCCGGAGCGTCTCCCTACACCGTCACCCGCGGTCCGGACGGCCAGTTCTACGTGATGACGACGGCCGAGCCCGACATCACGAAGGCCGAGCTGGAGGGGAGGGCCGGAGTCCCGACCCCCGGCCGTCGCGCCATCGCCGGACCCTTCACGGATGCCGCTGCGGCGCAGTCTGCTGCACAGCTCATGCAGTCCCGCTTCGAGGGGGCCGTCCAGCCGAGAATCACCGAGGGGACGACCCCGTCTGAGACGCTCAGGCTGGAGCGGGAACAGGCTCGCCAGCTCTACCGCGGCGCTCCGAGTGCGGCACGTGGCGCTCGACGGAATGTCGGGACCGGGAAGCCGTCCCCGGCTGTGCTTGAGCCCGGAACCGATGCCCGTCTCCGCGCCGAAGCCGCCGCTGCCGCTGCACAGGCCAAGGTTCCCAAGGCGAAGGGGAGGAAGAAGGGCAAGGCAGAGCCGCCGGCTGCCGCTCCGGCTACGCCGGCCGCTCGGCCGAGGACCGTTGCTGACCTGAAGGCTGCACAGGCTCGAGTACAGGCCAAGCGTGCGGCCGATGAGGCTGCTGCTGCCGCTCGCGCTCGCGAACAGGCCGGAGTCGAGGCCGTCGAGCCCGATGAGGGCGAGCTGCTCTCGATGCTTCGCGACGTCGTTGGGACTGCGAACAACGCTGGCGACCTTGCCTCGATGCTCGGGATCACGACAGAAGAGGCCACGGTTCTGATGAAGGGCAAGGACGCAGCCGATCGACTCTCGGGCACGACCATGATGGCCGACCCGTTCGGTGTCGGAATCGTCCAGCAGATCCTCGACCGCCGGGCTGTGAAGGCAGCCGCTGACGTGCTGAACGAGGTTCGAGCGCGTCGGAAAGAGCTGAAGACCGCGAAGGACACGGCAAAGGGCGGCACGCTTCAGGAGGGGACTGCGGAGGGCTTCGGCGACCGCATCTTCCGCGACGTGCACACCGTCATCGACCAAGCCGAGCAGTTCCCGGGCATGCCGGGCACTCGTGGAGGCGTGACGACCGTCGAGCGGAGGCCGGGCAATATCCGAGTGCTCGTCGAGACGGAGGGCGATCCGGACGTCGACGTTCCCCCCGAGGAAGACCCGACTGTGCAGGACGCCTTCGACGAGTTCCTCGCCGAGAACCCGGAGGATCCGCTCGTGCAGTCGATCTTCCAGCATCCTCCGGGCCGCTCGCGCATGAACGCCCACAGGGCTGCGTTCACGCAGTGGATCAACGAGAACATTCCGGATGCCGGACAGCGTGGCGAGTTCCTCGGCGCGATGATCTCGACTCCGAACTTCACGGCAGAGATCACTCCGGACGGAGTCGTAAGTTCGATCGGATCCCCGCGTGAAGTCCGCGGCGGATTCGCCGCAGGGGCGGATCTGCTTCGCGCACTCAGCGTAGCGGCGGAACTCGGGGGCCGATTTGAGATCCAAGACCAGATCAGCGACTACACCGCGAAGCTGTACAAGTCCGTCGAGGCGATGACTGGAGTGCCGGCCGAGCAGCTCCCCGGGATGGCGATCAGCGACGTGATCTCCGCTCCGTACGCACAGGCTCTGCTGCAAAGGCTCGCACGACGAGACGCGGCACAAAAGCCCCCAAAAGCTGAAGGCGCTACCGCTGACTTCATGGGGCTCCAGCAGAGCTGGGAGAACCTGAAGGGCATCGGTAGCGCCGCCGCTCGGGCTCTTGGTGCTGGAGCTGGCGCTGCACAGGCTGCCGGAGCTGGCGGAATCGGAAGGAAGGTCGGAAGGCTCCTGACGACTGGGCCCCGCTCCGCCTTGGAGGCGACTCGCGATCTCGGCCCGGCTGGAGAGCGGATCGCAGACTCCGTGGAGAGGTATCGCGACTTCCGCGAGGGTCTGCGCGGAAGGTGGCACGCTGTAGTCGACAACGCGCTCGCCAAGGTGCCAGAGAACGAGCGCGGGGCGATCGCGGATCTGCTCGAAGGCAAGCAGCGTCCCGCAAGTCCAGCGACCGTTCAGGCTGCACAGGAGATCCGCACCGCTCTCGACGAGGTATCGCAGCTCGCGCAGCAGAATGAGCGGACGACGGGCTACCTCGCAGACTACTTCCCCCGCATCCTCGCGACGAGGCCCGATCTCGCGCAGCGTGCGAAGAAGGCTGCCGTCGACTTCTGGAACGATCCGACCCATCAGACGAAGATGCAAGCGGCAGGGATCACTGGCCCGAACGATCCTCGCGCATCCGGGTATGCCGCCGCAGCTCTCATGTTCCCGACCGGAAAGGGCCCCTACGGTGGCCTGAACCCGAACCTCGAGAAGCACAGAACCGGGATGATGGCTGCGTACCGAACCGATCCCGAGGTGCTCTACCAGTACCTGTCCGGTGCCTCTCGCTCCATCGCTCAGGCGGCTGCATTCGATTCCCCTAAGCTCGGAGGGCCGAACGCTCAGGGCAAGACGAGGGAGCGCTTCGGCGACTGGAAGAGCGCATGGGCGGAGGCGGCGCTCGGCAACGAGGAGTCGGCCACACGTCTCAGGCTCGCTCTGGAGAAGGAGCTTGGAATCGAGCAGCCGATCGACCAGACCGGCATGGGTCGCGCCCTTCAGGACGTTACCGACATCGTGGCGTCGACTTCGCTCGCACTCAGCTTCCTCCAGCAGCCACTGTCTGCCGCCGACACCGCGGCTACGCTCGGGCTCGGCCCGGCAACGCAGGGGCTCTCTGCTCTCGCCCAGAACCGAGGCGCGGCAGAGGCGGCTGCCGTCCGAGCCGGGTCGATCCCGTCTCGCGGCGCAGCGAAGGGGCGCGGATTCGCCGAAGAGGCTTCGCTTTCTCAGGAGCCGGCTGGTGCCGGGAACATCCTGAGCAGGACAGCCAAGTTCTACCGAGAGCTTCCGTGGATGGGAGCTATGCAGGAGGTCGACCGGGCGAACCGCATCATTGCCGACTCCGCCGCACGGCAATCGCTCCCTCGCACGATCGAGAGCGTAAGGAAGAATGACGCCGGGACTCTCGCTCTGCTGAAGGGTGCCGGAGTCGATCCTGCCACTCTGCTTGCTCTCACGCCGCAGGACATCGCGGCTGCTGCGAGCTACGGCCAGATGTCTCCCGGGGCCGAAGGCGTCGTAGACCAGTACGCCCGGAGGATCACCGAGTTCACGCAGCAGCGTGCCAGAGCCGGGGATCTTCCGGCGTTCGCGTCCACTGCTCCCGGACGTCTCGCCACGATGTTCATGCCTTTCAAGTACCGTCAGGCGAAGAACATGGCGAAGGCGTTCAAGGCGAACCCTGCGAGGTTCATTGCCAGCGGCCTTCCCGCATACCTGTTCCTCGGTGCGGTGTCCGCCGCGGCCCGGTCGATACTCGCCGGCTACGGCTACGAGGGCGAAGAGCTGGAAGGCGATCTGACCGACAAGATCCAGCGAGTGCTCGGGAACAAGCGCATCAAGAGAGACAGCGTCGAGGGGCTCGTCTTCGGGGTCATGCAGGATCTCTACCGTGCGGTCCCGACTCCGATGGCTCTCAGCCTCGGATCCCGCGTCGAGCGTGCTGGGGATGCCGCATCGCTCCAGTCCGCAGTCGCCGGCCCAGTCTCCCGCGTCTTCGAGGCTGCCGGGACCGCTCTCGAGGGCGCTCGCGGAAGGAGCCGCCCGTCCACGATGAGCCGTGGAGAGTATGCAGCGCGAGGGCTCGCGGCGGGGGCTGGCTTGATGTTCGGCCCCTCTGCGTACAGCTACCAGCTTCGTCAGGAGCTGATGGGTCAGGAATCCCCGTACCCGAAGAAGGAGATCGCCGTCCCACCGACTCCGGGACTCGTTGGCCGTACGCTCGACGTCATGCGCGGCGAGACGACCATCCCCCAGTACATCGAAGGCGTCGTGAAGGGTGGAGAGGGGACGCTGTCGAAACGCCGAAAGGAACGGAAGCGGAACATCAAGGAAAACCGCCGGAGAAGCGGGCGTGATCTCGCGAAGGACGCTCGGGAGTACACTACGTTTCGTGCTGTTCCAACGTACAGGTAGGAGGTAGCTATGCCGGCATTCTTCGACAGGTTCATGGAGCGGCCCGACGTCCAGTCGGCGCTCGGGGCGAGGGGGAGAGGCCCCTTCGGAGGGGATGTCTCGACGACTGGGCAGGGTGGCTATGCGGCGGCTCCCGAGGCGACCGTCGCGAGGACTCCCCAGCCCGGAGCTGGCGCGAGCCCCTACGGGCCCAGCCCGATCAGGCCGGAGAACCAGCGGAACCGCTGGCTCGCTCGGCGCATGGCCGGTCAGCAGATGCTCATGCCCGGGGGGAGGATGCGATGAAGGTTCCGGGGGTCGAGACTCCGAAGCAGAACTCGGAGGGCGAGTCCGTCCTCGAAGGGCAGGAGGACGAGATCTTCGACTCCGAGCTTCAGGCGGCGAGCCTGAACGCGAAGAAGACGAACCCCTACGGGCCCGCCTTCTCCGAGCTGAACCGCATCTTCAAGACGGGGAGGTGAGGCATGCCGTGGGACGAGGTCATGTCGAAGTTCAAGCGGGGATCGCTGAAGAGCAGCGGCGGCGGTAAGGTCAAGAGCCGCAAACAGGCGATCGCGATCATGCTGTCCGAGAAGGCCCGTGCGGCGTCGAACAAGGAGTACGCGTCGAAGGCCGCGAAAAAGCTGAAGGGAGGCAAGCGATGATCCAGCTCCCCAGTCGACCGATCGACGCTGGAATGATTCCGGCCACTCTTCCGTCTGCACGTCCGATCGGGCAGAACAAGCCCGTGCTGGACTTCACTGGCTTCGACAAGCCGCGGAAGCCGGGGATCAGCTCCCTGCTGAAGAACCCGAAGGCGCTTCAGGCTTTCGCGTCACTGCTCGCCGGGAGCGAACAGGCTCAGGCTGTGCGGAGCGGCGGATCGCCCTATGCCGGCCCGAGCGGCGGCTTCAACTACTACGGGGGCTAGGATGGCGACCTACGTGGCGCAGCCCGAGGATCCGACCGCAGAGCCGAAGGGAACGAACAAGCTCGCTGTCGGAACCGCGGAGCACGACCGCTTCATCCGCGATCTCGAGGAGCGCGAGAACTACCTGCGAACCGTGCTTCAGGAGCCGTTCGAGTGCATGGTTCGCTGGTGGAGGCTCTACCTCGCGGACATCGAGGATCATCGTGGGCCCGACGAGGACTGGCGGGCTGCGATCCACGTTCCGTACCCCTACTCGGGAATCGAGGCGCGAGTCTCGGCCCTGATGGACATCCTCAACTCGAGCGACCCGCCTATGCAGTGCGGTCCGGTGGGATCGGACGACGAGGACATCGCACGAGGGGCGGAGTCTCTGCTCGCCGTCACTCTCGACCTGAACCAGTGGCGCTACTTCATGGACAGCCACATCAGGGAGCGCTACGTACAGGGAACGGCCCTCTACCGTCTCGCCTTCCGTCAGGAGTTCACGGACGTCAACGTGTCTCCGCTGCCCAGCGACATCGCCGCGTACCAGTCGAAGCTCGCGATGTGCGTCTCGGAGGCTCTGCGTATGGGCTTCCCGCCCCCGCCGGCCCCGGATGAGATGCAGCAGTTCAACGCGTGGATGGATGGCATCAGGGACTACGGAATCCCGGTGCCACCGAATCCGTTCGAGCAGTCTGTGAAGACTCGCACCTTCGCCGGCCCAAAGATGGAGAGGGTGTCGCTCTTCGACTGTCGGTACGATCCGATGGTCGACGACATCCAGAAGCAGCCGCTCTTCGTCATCGTTTCTATGCAGACCGAGAAGTGGCTGAAGCAGCACACTGGGCCGGGCAAGCTCTTCGACGAGAAGGCGGTGGCCGAAGGGATCCGCGCAAGGGGAAGCTCATCGAACAAGTTCCAGAGTCAGGACCGAGAGATCGCGTCCGTTCTGAAGATCAGCAGCACTGGAACGGTCGGAGTCGACCCCTACTACAAGAACGCCCATGAGGTGTGGGAGTGCTACTTCCCGGGCGACGAGATCCCCTATGTCGTTGTGCTGAACCGGAAGGTCGTGATCAACCGCGACTTCAAGATGCCCTACGGGCACGGGAAGATCCCGCTCATCCACAGCCGCAACGTGCCTGTCGGGGGGTACTTCCACGGGATCTCCGAGATCCAGCAGCCGGAGCGGCTCTACTACGAGCTGAACGCTCACCGCAACCTGCTCCTCGACGCGACCACGCTCCAGACCATCCCGATCTTCGCGAAGGTGAACGCGTTCGGGCTTCCGATCTCGCAGTTCGCGATCAAGCCCGGAGCGATGTGGGATCTCCCCCGGCCGGATGCGATCTCTCCGGTCATGAAGTCGATGCCGCTCTCTGACTCGTGGCAGGTGTTCCAGAGCCTGAAGGCCGACATCGACGAGACGAACTCTACCCCGGGACAGCTCCGCGGGAATGCGGCGACGGTGGGGCGCGTGTCTGCCACTGAGTCGGAGCGCCGCTACTCGCAGTCCCTCTCGCGCATCAAGCAGGATGCGATGCGCTTCGAGGAAGAGAGCGTTCCGTTCGCGAAGCAAGCCCTGTTCCTCTGGTATCAGTTCACGGATCAGGATCAGCGCGAAGCTCGCGGAATCGCTTCGGGGCTGGCGAACGAAGACCTGCTCCGGGCGATGGACTACGACATCCGCTTCCGCGGGCCGACGCGCAGCCTGAACAGGGACATGCTCGTCCAGCAGGAGATGACGTTCGCGAATACCTTCGGTGGTCTTCTCCCTCCGCACCGAAGCATGAGGCTCGCGAAGCGGATCTACGAAGACATGGGCCTGAAGGGAGGCGAGGAGATCATCCCGGAGTCCGACATCAAGATGGCTGAAGCCAACTTCATCAAGCAACAGGCTGCACAGCAGGGCCCGCCTCCCGGAGAAGGTGGCGGTCCCGGTGGCCCACCTCCGCCCGGCCCGCCACAGGAAGGCGCTCCGCCCCCGCTGTCAGACGCAAGCATGCCTCCGACTCCGGGTCCAGAAGACGTTGAGAGCAGTCCGATGGGGGCGGTTCCGCCGCCCGGGGAGATGGTTGGGTGAGCCAGCAGGAGCGCGTACTGGAGAGCGAGGAAGTCGCCATCGAACTCGGCGAGGCGATGAAGACGTCCGCATTCCAGCGGATGCTCGAGATTCTCGAGGGCTACGAGCTGCGCGTGCTCGCTGCATCAGTCGACGACCCGGAGATGACGAAGGACTACGTGCGCGGATTCGTGCACTGCATACGAGCACTGCGCTCCGACATGGAGGCGGCGCGTAACTACGTGCTGTCGCTGGACCGCTCCGCGGAGCGGGAGGAGAAGCGGAAGAAGGAAGGAGTGCGTTCGTTCATGCCGCCCGGGAGTGGGCCCGGCGGTCCGTCGTAAGGGAGAAGAGATGAGCTATGCAGCGGAGCAGTTGGCGGGAAAGCTGAAGGGAGCAAAGCCCTCGGCGCAGTTCAACATCCTGTCCGCGGTCCTCCCCGTCTTCACCTACGTGAAGGCATTCAAGACGAACCCTGCCGCAGACGTGATCAACAAGATCCTCGGCATCCCGCTCGCAACGGTTGCCGACGAGTTCGAGGAGCACGCCAGAATCCGAACGCCTGTGATCACCGGATGGTGGGGAGCTGAAGGCAACGCCGGGCGCGACGTCTTCGGATGCTGCAAGCTGCTCCGCCTTGGCAGCGCGGTCCCGTCGTGGAGCATCAGCGGAGGCCCCACTCAGGTTGGCGGGGTGGACAAGTCGTGGTTCGGAATCCCAGCCCGCCGACTGAGCGACGGTGGCCCGGGGTGGTACGGCCACAACGACTACACTCGGTACTCCCGCGACGGGGTGACGATCGCGTGTGGCTATGCACGCTTCGGACAGGTTCCGTATGTCGCTCTCACTGCCCCGGAGGGCGACATCCAGAACTCGAACATCGGAGGGTTCAACGAGGATCTGTACCAGAGTTCTCCGTGGGGCGTTCAGGTTCCGCGCCTGAGCGTGATCGCATCAGATGGGTCGCATACGTGCGGCCCGAACACGACTGGGTTCGTTCAGACCGCACTGGCTACGATCCCGGCCGGCTCCGTGCAAACGCGTACGTGGTCGGCGTACTCGATGTCAGGGTTCGCGGCGGACGCTACGCACACCGGGCTCGTGAAGGTCGCGAACATCAACGCTCCGTTCACGGCTGGCCCGACACTCGGGAGCATCGCCGCCTTCGGTCCGAACGCAGGGAAGGGGCAAAAGGTCATCTACTTCGGTCCGAAGGTCTACCTCTACGGGGCCGGACTCGACTCCGGTGCGTACAAGCACATGGAGTGGGTCGGACCGCAGAGCCTCGGGCTCACTCTGAAGGAGATGGGCGGCTTCTACTACGGTCGGAGAGCACTCAGCGCGGCCGACATGCAGAAGCTGTACTACTGCGGTTCTGGGACATCGACGAACTGGCTCCAGCCACAGCAGAACCCCACTCGAGCGATGGGCTACCTCGACTCGATGTCGTTCAATCAGGTCGCGAAGCTGCTGGACGGAATCGCGGCCGGCACAGTCGATCCGCAGACCGACAGTCCGTCAGCCGTCTGGGACGCAGTGAGGTAGCCATGAGCTACGAGGCCCAGCAAATCGCGCAGTTCATGCGATCGGCCTCCCCTGTTGGGAGGTTCAATCTCGCTTCCGCCATCGCCCCAGTACTCACCGGGGGAGTGCCGTCGTCTCCCACGATCAACCACATTCTCGGCACTCCACTTCGCACCGTGGCGCTCGACGTGGAGGGGTACTCCAAGTACCGGCAGCCGATCATCACAACGTGGGACGGGATCGAAGCGGTCGATGGGTACGACACCTTCAGGTGCTGCAAGCTCGCGCCTTGGAACTCCGGCAACAAGCTCAAGCCGGCCCTCTTCCTCAACCTCTCCAAGAACAGCGCCCTGCATACGAGCTTCTATTTCCACTGCGGCTCGATCAGGTGGAGCGAGCCCCCCGTTGGGATCGTCGGAAGCAACTACTACACGCGCAAGTCTCCCGATGGCTGGTTCTTCGCGAGCGGCTTCAACAGGATGGGCTGGCTTCCTCCGTATGCAGTCGGCAGCGCCTACCCGGGAGACTCTTCTGGTCAGGGGTCGGCGATCATCGGACTCAGGCCGAACAAGACGTACTGCTGGTCGTACGCTGTGCCGCAGTTGTTCACTCCGAGCGCCGGGAACGGGTTCAACTTCACGTCATCCGGGCTCGGCTTCCAGCCCGGCAACCTCGGAGTCATCGCCGACAACCCGACAGGCAACAACGCAGCGCGTGCGTACTGGTCTGCGATGACGAGCGACTCCAAGGTCGACAACCTCTCGTATCAGGGGTGGGCGATGGTGGATCAGGTCGTCAATGCCAGCCCTGTGATCAACTACGTCTTCACGGGGAACTACCTCGGTGCCGGGCAGGATGACATGGTGCTCTGCTTCGGAGGGGCGTGCCAGTCCGGCAATCCGATGTCGTTCATCACCCAGCCGCAGTGGCTGAAGTACCTGCACGGGATGATGTTCGGCCGGAGGAAGTTCGACGCCGCCGACGTCGCGAAGCTCTGGTTCCCGATCAGCACGACGTCTTGGGACTACCAGAAGATGTGGCAGCTTCCGGAGCGGTTCGTCGGATTCGCGGATCGCATGACGCATGGTCAGCTCACGAAGCTGATCGACAAAACGGCAGAGGGAACGATCGACCCGCAGACCGACACAGAGACTGCGGTGTGGGAAGCCGTCAGGTAAAGGAGATCGACATGAGCCTGAACTTCGCGCAACTGTACCTCCCCCCTCCGGGGACTCTGAACGAGCCCGTGGAGCGTCTCGTGGAGCAGTACATGATGGTCATGCTGACCCTCTCCCGTACTGCGATCACGAACTTCATGGCAGCGGTCTACGCGGGGACGTGGACTCCGGTCAACGCCAACCTGCTGAAGACCCCCGCCGAGATCCGCGCCCTGTGGGGCAGCGGGCCGAGCGCTGAGTGGCTCGCGTTCCCGCCTGACGAGCAGACCATCATCGGCAACATGACGAACAACCTGCTCAACGGTGGCCTGACGCACATGCCTCTGGTGGGTCGCCGCCAGTGGCTGTGCAACGCGAGCGGGGTGGCGTGATGGCGAACGACTTCTACCGCGCACTCGCTCTGGAGTGCGACGATCTCCCGGACGACTCACTGCTCAGAATCCTGAGCGGCGAGTTCGCCGGCGCAGCCCCACCCCCGAACACTCCCGTACGCTACCTCATGGCAGCCCTCGCGAGCGCACCGTCCCTCCTCGGTCCGGAGGTCTATGCAGCAACCGAAGAGGCGCTCGAGTCCTACCGGAAGGGGACGCTCGATGAGAAGGCCGACATCTTGGAGAACGCCCTGAAGGCGCAGGACTTCACGATCAACCTCACCGGGACCGGAGCCACGGCCGCTACGGTATGGCTCCTGCCTCCTGCCGACTGGCCGCTGGATACCCCGTTCGGACGGACGAAGGCGAACGCCTTTGGTGGCCCTCTGGTCGCAGTCGGTGGCGTTGTGAGCGTGCCCCTCACGAACCCCGGGATTGGTCAGGTGGTGCGTATCGTTGCGCAGGGATCCACTGCACAGAACTACGGCTACTCCGAGGTGAACCTCCAGCCCGGCGGATCCGTCACGATCCCTCTCTCCTTCACGCGGGATACCCCGGCATGCGGTGGTGGCCTGTCCGTCAGCATCACCGCGGCCAAGACCGTCGACCTCTACATGAACGATCTCATCCTCGGAGTTCCTCCCGAGAATGGGTGGGTTGGGTTCTTCAGGGCTGGAACCCAGACGCTGCTCGGGAATATGAAGGCGAAGGTCGTCACTGGGGCGCTCACTCCGTCAGGGACCAAGGTCACGTTTGCGTGTGCAGACCTCGGCATCACGCAGTACGACGAATGGCACTGGAACGACGGCTGGCAGGGCGACTTCTGCAACAGCATCATCACCGTGGAAGATCCTCAGTCCTTCTGTCTAGTCCCCCCCACGTTGAACATCACGAGCCCCGGGACTGGCCCGGTAGGCGGGCTGTCGGTGCTCGTCCAGTGCAGTGCTTCCGCGTCTGGTGGAGCAACCATCGACAGGGTGGAGATGTACTGGCAGTACTGCCCGGGTGGGGCTTGCCAAACGTCGAACCTGATCGCAACCGTCACGGCTGCTCCCTACGAGGCTACGTGGACATTCCCCTCGTGCGGTGCGGCTCCGGAGGACAGGTTCAGGATCACAGCCAAGGCGATCGACAGCAACGGGCTCGAGAGCGGGCTCGCTGGATGTGACGTCAGGCTCACCGGACGGGGCTGCTAGTAGGGCTTCCGGAATCGCGACCACACTGACGCCCGGGTTTCCTTCACTGGGATCCCGGGCGTCATGCTCTGCTTGTCGACCTCGCGTTCGTAGATGCCTCGCGTCTTCGGAAGCACCGGCTCTGCGCGTTCCTGCACAGCCTTTCTTCTGTCTCGGTACGGGCTCAGGTTCACGACAGCGTAGCCGAGCGCGTCGAGGATGTGCTCGTAGTAGCCGTCACGTGCGGCGCGATCGGGCTGCGGGTTCTGCTTCGTCCCCTTCGCGAAGGTGATCCCGCCGGCGAATCCTTCGAGCAGGATGCGACAGCTCGGAGCGAAGAGCATCCCCGGCCAGCCGTCCGGCCTTACCGTGAGGAGCTTCCGGATCGTAAGCTCTCGAGCCGCCACGGGGACTGCATAGACCCCAAGCCGTACGCCAGCCGCCTCCCAGATCTCGGCCGTGCTCCGCTCCGCAGTCTCGGCTGCGACCTCGGCACGCTGCATGTTCGCCTCGTGCCCTGCCCAGTAGTGGATCTGCATCGCCGTGCTGCGCTCTCCGAAGAACGGAACGCTGGGAAAGGACGGATCCCTGTGCAGGAGCTGTGCCCACCGCATCGCCCCTGTCGGAAGCTCCTCGAATCGGCGCTCACCAGAGAGCCACAGCACGGTGTCGCGGAAGGAGTAAGCGTCGATCTGCGCCGGCATCCACTCGCGCAGCACGAAGACTCGATCGTTCACAGCGTCGTACTGGAGCCACACGGCAGCGGGGTGTCGCAGTCCGAAGTCGAGCCCGACGTAGATCGGAGCGTCGAGCAGGTGGGGAGGCTCGAAGGCGTACAGCTCCGGAGCCTTGGATACCTCTAAGAAGTATGGTTCCCCTGCTGCGACTGTCCAGTCTCGGAGGATCTCTCTTCGGAAGCGCTGTTCTCCGAGGCGGGCTCGCATGCGGAGGGCCCACTCTGGGTCACGCTTTCTCGGATCTGCTGTGTAGTCGATGTCGACGACGGTCCACTCACCGATCTTGCGGAGGTAGACTCCGTGGCAAAGCTGCTCGTCCCCAGCCGGATGCTGCATGCGCGTGCCTGTGCCCTCCTGAAGATCAAGCCTACAGCTTCCTTGAGCGGCATGCTGAACTTCTGGCGGCTTCCCTTCTGGCGAAGGAGTACGACGCCGGATCGGATCGACATCGTTACCTCCCTGCTGAAGCCGTTGCCGTTGTCGTCCACCCACACGCCGCGAAACCAGCGGGCGCGGTCACGCTTGTAGCCCAGCTTGCGCAGGTTGCTCTGCACCTTCTGCTTGTTCACAGCCCGAGGATCTCCTTGCAGTACGTCGCCCCGTCGTTGCCGATGTTCGGCGTGGTGAGAGCGATGATCCTCCCGTCCATCGGGATCGCCGCGGCCACCATCTCCCGGAAGTGCTCCTGAAAAGCGCACTCGTCGATCACGATCCCAGACGCTGTGTTCCCTCGGAACTCCCTTTCGGCAGCATTCTCGGCCACGGCCCACACCTGCGATCCAGTGGCGGGGTACTTGAATCGGTGTGCAGGTCGCGCTTCGAGCGGGAGCATCTCACGTACCCACGGAGGCAGGTGGATGTGCACGTGCTTGATCTTGTCCGAAAGGAGCACCTTCGCTTCCTCCTCGGTGCTCTTCGAGACGAGCCACAGGCGTGCCGGCTGGAAGCGACAGAACCAGTCTGGACCGGCGAGCAGTGCGCACCACGTCATCATGACCTGTCGCGGCTTGTTGAAGAACAGCATCGGGTATGCAGCGCCGTCGAAGATCACCTCCGCGCAGCGCTTCAGGTGCTCGTAGTCAGGGAATGGCTTCACTGGGGCGTTCGCGTCAGCCTCATCCCTCGTCTGGACTACCGGCGTCCCGTCCGTGTCCCTCCCCTGCAACCACTCCCACGGGTGGCTCCCCCACAGCCTCACGAGCCGCTTGCGCTCCTCCAGCAGCCGTGCCTGACTCGTGGCGAGGTCGCTTCTTCCCAGCCACACCTGCCGCTTCGTGTCCTCGCTTCTCGTTCGCCTTGCCACGCGAGTCCTCCTTTGCGAGCAGCTCGAGGACGTCCATCCCGGCCTCGCGGAACTGCTGTGCTGCCCTGTGGCTCCCCTGCATAGCGAGCTGGTGGAGCTTGATGAGGTGCTTGGCGACCGACTCCCGGATGAAGTCACGCATGGCGTCGGGGTCGTTCTTGATCTTCTCGAGAGTCTCCTCCAGCTCCTTCATCAGCATCTTCTGCTGCCAGAGCTTGCAGCCGGGGTTGTGCTTCAGGCTGCCGCCATCATCTGCGACAGCCTTGCACACAGCGCAGGAGCTACGCGCCACGTTGACGCCTCCCGTACTCAGCGATCAGCACTGCGTCGACGATCCCGTCGTGCGGCTTCTTCGACTTCCCCAGCAGGAGCAGATCGCGTGGGTACTGGAGCCGGGAGTACGCGTGCAGAGCCTTTGCCTTCGTGTCTTCCCCGCTGGTTCCTTCGAGCATGACCTTCTGCCACGACTTCGGGCTGACCAGCGTGTATGGGATCGAGAGCGATGCGAGCATGCCCTCGATCAGACCGAGCCCGTACCCTCGGTGGAAGTTCGCAATGCCTCCGCCCATCTTCGGCGGAAGAGGTTGCGCCCTCTCGACCCATGCATGCACGGCACGCTTGTCTCCGCAGATCTGCTGGATGATGAGCTTCAGCACGAACACGTCGACCTCGTCCCGGCCCTTTGTCGCCTTGACGAGAGGCATCGTGTGCACCGACATCACGTGTCCGAACGTCTCGATCTCAGCGATTGCTCCGTGCTTGCCCGGGTCGATACCGAGGGAGATCATCAGAATGGAACCTCGTCGTCGCCGCTCTCGCCGGCGCTCGACTCGGAGCCTACACCGAGTGCTGCATCGCTGTCAACGTCGGTGTCGTCTTTGCCAGCGTTACCCATCACGGTGAACTGCTGACCCTGTACGCCCCAGTACTCTTTCCACTGGCCGTTCGCCAGCTTCTTCGACTTCGCTGCGATGTAGCCGTCGACCAGCACGAGCTTCCCCTCGGCAGCCTGTGCAGCCTTCACCTGATTCTCGAAGCGAAGGATGACGGGGATGTAG